AAGAACGCCCTAAATTTTTAAAGAATCCACCAACACCACCTTCATCTTTAGTACCTAAGAAAGCCATTTTTACGCCAGCTAATGTGGTTGTTAAATTTTTAGCGTCATCTTTTGTAAAATCTACCTTTTTTATTGCGTTTAATCCTGGTGCTAATAATAACAATGCACCACCAATGGCAGCAAATCCAGCTGCACCTGCAATCATAAGTAATGAACCAACACCAGCTAAAGCAAATTCAGCACCTAACATTAATAGTAATGCACCTTGTATTCCAATATCCTCTAGTGTTGTATCTTTAGTAGCATGAGAAAACGGTATATAACCTAAACCAAATACAAATAAACCTATTCCCATTGCTGCCATTGAAGCTGCACCTTGAATAATCAAACTAAATAGAGATCCTAATATTGCTGTGGCTATTCCTATACCTACTAAAACTCCAGCCTGTAATAATAAACTTTCTAATGTTGGAGCAGTTGCAGCAACTGTTAATGCAAATACTGCATAACCTAAACCAAAGACAGCTAACCCAATTCCCATTACAGCCAATGCCACAGATCCTTTCTTAATAGTTTTATCTACTAACCCTAAAACAGCTACGGCTCCACCTATTAATAGTAAAGTTCCAACCATTCCCATCATTAATACTGGACCACCCATTAACACTAAAGCCGTTACTAAAGCAAACGCAGCTAATCCTAATGCAAACTTAGTTATAGAAGTTCCCATTTGTTCTAATGCTTCCCCTCCTGCTTTTATGGTTTTAGCTCCCATTCCTAATAATAAGAATAAAGGTACAGTCAGAGCAGTGGCTAAATATAACAGTGGAATACCTATAGCAGCTGGTATTAATAAAAGAGCAGCTAATGCTAATGACTTTGCAAAATTAAATATAGAATCACCCATTGTCATTAAGCTATCCACACCTTCATTCATTTTCTTTGGATCTGAATCGGCCCATAATTCTATCTGACTTCTAACAAAATCATTAAATTTGTTAACAGTCTTTATAGGAACCAACATAAAGAGTAATAAACCTTTAGCAACACTTATTGTTCCAGCACCTAACATTGAAAAGGCATTAGCACCTGCTTCAAAATTAGAACTTTTACCTCCACCACCTCCACCAAATAAAGCAGCAAGACCTCCACCACCTTTCTTTCTCATTAACTGAGTTTGTAATTGAAGTTCTGCTAATATAGCACTCTGAATAGCATCACCTACTGCACCTTGAGTACCTAGGCTTGCAGCTAATGCCTGTATAGAAGCACTAGTTTGATCTGAAGTAGCTTGGTTGGTTTGTACACTCGTAGCCAAAGCTAACGTTAAGTTATCTAAAGACTCAGCAGAAGACTCGGTCGCTGCTTGGATCTTTGTTAATGGATCCATTAAATCTTTTAGTGTTACCGCTGCCAATTGTTAGATTTTATTTTTACAGTTTAGGCATTTTCATTGCAGGCATCTTAGGAGCTTTATATTGACTCATATTCTTAGATGCTTGTTTTTGTATACCTGATACATTATATTTATCCTCTGCATCTCTAGTATTTTGTTGCTCCTGTTTATTGCGCTCTTTTAAGAGATCATTATAAATTTCTAAAGTATACTCATACTCATAAAAAGGTAGCAAATCCAGCTCGGTAGGCTGGAGATGCAACTTTTCTAATAATAAAACTCTAACTTTATAAAAGTTCAGAAGAGATATCTGGAATAATGAAGAGAGCCTTGATACCGCCGGGAAACGTTAGCGGAACGGTGACCTCCTCACCGCAGCTTTTACATGGGAATCCCATTTCAGGTTTAACACCGACTTTCATATCTTCAGCTAATCTATATACAATTGTATATTTAGTAGCATCCCAACCTTGAAAAGATGTAATCTTTGCAAAAATATCTTTTTCATTCCATCCTCTCCACTCTCTTTGTAGATAAGGCAAGATAGCTAATGTAGATTTATCCCAACTCTGGTTTTTCTCTTCTCTATCTCTGATATATTCAGTTATGGCCCTCATAACACCGATAGTAGGTGGTGCCATTTTTATTTCGCCATAACTCTTTGTAGTTATAGTATAACATTTATCTGCCGGATCGTAGTATTTTTCGATGGACTCTACTACATTATTAAATTGTAGATTCTCAGTTCTTAACTCCACAGATTCTTGAGCTTTACAAGTACCTGTTTTACAACCTTTTTTACCTACTGGCATCATTAATGTTTGTTCACCTGTTTTAAATGTCAATTCTCTAATTGCTAAGATTAAATAAATTCTATCTTCCTCTAAAATATCTTTATAAGATCCTCTTTGGTTTCCGTACATTATTTTAGTACATGAGAGTACAATGTTATTTAAACCATCGTCAACTTCTTTTAGGTTATTTTCATCCAATGTAGAGAAGGCTCTAATTTCAGCAACCCTTGCAGCTCTAATATGAATTTCAAAATCATCTCTATAGAATGCTCCACCTGATGGAAAGTGATTTAAATCTAACTTAGTATAACCTACTAATGAATTTAATCTTTTTACTTCAGGATCATCTGGTGATACATGATCCATTTGTCTTTGTACATCTACCTTTCCTAAATCTTTAACAGTTTCTTTAGGAGTTTCTGTAGCCTCTACTGCAATACCTTCGGCAGCAGCAAATTCCTTTTTAATATTATCTTCGTGCTCTTTTGACATTTTTAATTGTTTTTTATTAATTGTTTTTCAATTTTATTTTCATCAACAATATGTTCTACTATAAGTTGCCTAACATATCTAGAAATAGCTACAGGTTTTGTACCATTTTCCATTGATTTTTGTATAATTATTGTATTTAAACTATCCTCATCACTAGGTGTAAGAAGAACTTGTAATTTTTTAGTAAGCCTTTTCTTTTGAGGAATAAGTTCCTGAACAGTTTCGTTAAAACCATACTTAGGATTATCAGCTTTAAATTTATTAATCCAATATTCAACTCTTTTTAAAACATCACTTAAAGATTCATCATGATCAAAAACTTCTAATACTTCTCTTTTAAAAGCTTTAGTTCCAAAATCTTTAACTGCTCTTTTAATATATTTTCCTGTTCCAAAGTTATTAGGATTATCATTTACTGAATATCCTACATAAACTTTATTTGTTTTGTTCTGTTGTAGTTTATAGATTATCATTTCTATATTATATATTTTATATTATATATTAGAGTGAGGACAAAAAAACTGGGAATATTTTACTAATCCCAGTTTTTAATAGTTTTATGCTCCTACGTTCTCCTCGACCCAGTGATCACAACGATAAGTCATTGTTAAATCAACAGCATCTTGGTTCTCATAACTCAATTCATCCACAAAATCAGGTTGTTGTATAGGGAATACATCTTTAAATGTAATCTTTCTAAAGATATCGCCTGCTCTGTTATATTGAACTACGATCATACTTCCAACATAATCTTTCTTTAATCCCATTTCACCAGTTAATGGATCATAGACTATATTATTCCAATTACGGAAAGTATTATAGATATAGTTTTCATTCGCTTCATTCAAGTTAAGACTGAAGAGAAGAGTTAAATCAAGAAACGTTTGACCTGGCATACCTGCATAAGATCTGTCAGCAAACTTATATTTTTGATTTATAGGTTCAATAGATGGATTTAAGTTATTTAATCCTCCTATAGATTTCACTTGCTCTAAGATTAAACCCGTATCATCCCCTAGTGGTGAAAATACAGTCACCTCAAATAGGTTAGGCTGAATAGGTTCGTACCTTTGGCTACTGGCCCTTGATTGGGTATAATGTGGTAGTGGCATATTTTATTTGTTTTTTTATATATTCGTCTTCTTTATCTTCTTATTGGAAGTTTCCTGTACTAATTGCTCCAGTTCTTAGAATAGTTGTTCTTTGTACAAGAATTTCCATTCCTCTTGTTGGTTCAATATATGTATCTAGGATACCTACATTTTGATCAATGACCTCTGGTGTGTTATTGGTTTCATCCATTATATTTCTATAATCATAAACACCATCATCATTTTGAATCGTTGCTAAGAAGTTATCAGCTAATGTTTTAATTTCTAACCTTGTCTGAGCTGTATTAAATTCAAATAAGTAGTTTTTAAGAATTGCTTCTATACCATCTTGGATATAAATTACAACCTCTCTTACGTTAATTGAACTTAAAGCAGATTTTGGAACTTGCTGTGCAGTTTTATTTGCAAAGATAGTTGGCCCTGTTCCACTTTGGAATACAATTGGATTAATTCCGAATGGCTCTAAGAAGAAACGATCTTCTTGATCAAGGTTAAGTTCTAAACCTACAACTCCATTTCCACCTATTACTCCACGTCTTACACCTGCCACGATTGACCAAGGTAATGCGTTTTCATATTTAAGAATAAAGTTATTAGATACATTTGCAGCAGGAGGAACACTTATGTTCTTTCCTAAATCTCTAACAGTTAAGAATGGATAATAATATCCACCAAACGATCCACCGCTTGTTGAAGAAGGTAATGAGAATCTAACTGTTGGATTCAATGCAAGATTTCCACCTTCAGATATAAACTTAGAGGATAAACCACCTGTCGCATCTGAAAAGCTTGGATCAGTATTTTTCTTAAAGTCTTTAGCCGATGGAGCATTAACGATAGCAAATGCATTTTTTCTAGCCATACATAAATTTGTATATATAGCTTTACAATTTGCTTCAAT